AAATCCTTGGATACTAAATCAGCACCAAGTGCTTGAAGAGAGAAAATCAGAGCGCGCGATGGGTCAAGTCCTGCCATTAAACCGTAACGTACTTCAATAGAAGCGTCACCTTTAATGTCTTTGCTTGGTGTGTACTTTAACTCGTACGGAGTACCCTGCGCTGTACCTCTGACATTCTTTTCTTTATCGAAAAGGACTTCGTCCATCTCGAAACACGTTTTTAGGACATCCTCTAGTGTCTCACCAAGGATAGTCTGTCCTGCTTTAATCTGTGAATCAAAAGCACCAAGTAGTGCTTGTACGCCTTGTCCAGTAATAATGCTGGCATCAATGTTACCAGTTCTACCTTCAGGATAGCGAGCACCTAAACGTAATTCTGCTTGTAGGGCTGCTTGTTCCTGGAATGCCGCTGGTGGCATATCTAGTCTTACTCTACCAACACCTGCTGGATTAGAAGTACGAATAATTGAATCTGGACCCATAGGAAGGTCAACAACATCAGATGGAACAACCAATGGTGCTTGGATTGACTTCTCTGCTGCTTCCATAGCAAGGTTAGCAAAACGAGCACGGGCAAGTTGTACATAGAGTACATCATCAAACTGTCCACGCATTTCATCGTCAACTGTAGGACGCTTTGCAATGTAGACAGTCATCTTACCAAGAAGGTTAGGTGCTGCGTTTAAAACAAAGTTACTTCTGCTAGGTAGATAAAGAACAGTAACATCTTTATCTGTATAGCGAATCATTTCAACCATTGAGTTTGTATCTTGGTTAAATCCATCACGTCCAAGTAGGAACGGTGCGTACTCAGGATACTCTACTGCAAGTTCGCCAATAGTCTTGTAGTAACGCTTTGCATATGCTACGCATCTACCAAATCTATCAAAGTCTGGATAGACACCCATAGGGTCTTCTACGCGGATGCGAGGTAGGTTTGCCTCAAAGTCTGGCTCAACGTGAATTGGCAAGAATCCATAAGTAAAATACCAGTCAGCACCAGAGTACATTTGAGACTGCAAGCGTGAGTGATAGATGTAATTGTTTGCAATCATCGTACGCTTGTCAGCAAATGCTCGGGCTTTATCGCTATTAACGTTCAGTGCTGAACAGTTAAAAGATGGTAATGGTGCTAGTACTTCAGCCAAGTCACGTGCTGCAACATCAACAAAGTTGGCAACCATAGACTTGTCCATACCTTCAGGGAACAGGTCTGGGTAGATTTCACCCATATCTCCCTTGCGTACGGCAAGGATATCCGACATACGCGCATCGCGGTCAGAGTTACGCATCTTGATATTATCGACGCGCCGCGCTATAGAGTGGATATCAAATTCCATTATAGTCCTATTCGTACATAGACAACTCATAATCGTTCACATTAACTGTGTAACGGTTATCTAGTTGTCTTCTTGTAGCCCATCTATTTGAGATGTGGCTTTGGTTGATACTAGCATTACTTATCATTTCTCTGGCACGTAGTTCACAGAACCAGAGAGCCATCACACAGTCAGTTTTACCTTTAGTATCAGGTGTCCAGGTTATAAGTTGCTGGATTAAAGCCTTGATACCTTCAGAGTTATCCTGTGACGGTAATTCTATTAAGTTATCTTTTTGATGTACATTGTTTCGCATAGTGCCAAACAACCCACTCATAGCGGCTACGCCGAATGCAGTATCCCATTTGTTCTTACCAGTAAACTGGCTGGAGAACCTGACTCCGTTAGAAGCCAAGTAAGAACGCAGGTCATCATCTAGGGCGTATGCCTTCTGGTGTGCGTTGATTTCGATACGTAATTCTTGTGGGTGGTACAGGTTAGTCCAGTCTTCAATCAACTGGCGAATCTTTTGAGGTGTTGGGTCTGACATATTAACGCAGTCAAGTATATACCTCTTGCGAGTGTTACGGTCTACTGTCATCATAACAGCAGCAGTATTACCCGTCATAGCAGGGTCTAGCCCCATTATGGTATACCAAGACCCATATTCACGAGGATGCCCGTTAGAGCCAGGCTTTAGAGGTCCTCTTCTTCGAAGTCTATTAATTGTACCTTGTACGCATACAGGGGAAAATATAGAGTCCTCTTGGACATCTTGCTGTTGGTACACAAGCGCCCAGGCCGAGGGACTAACTTCGGAACGTCTGCGAAAGAGTGCTGGTCCATCCCATTTAGGATAGAGGCCATTCTCATCAGGTTGAATATTTTCATCCGAGCCTTCCCAAGGGATGTGGCTTTTAGGCCATAGGGTAACCCAGTTCTCAGGGTCTTCATCTAACTCTAGAACCGCTGGCATAGAAAAATACGTAAAAGGAGTTTTACCGCTTGTCCAATGGTCGCCATTGCGAATCTCACGGTATAGGTCGTTAGAGGCTATACGGGTTCCTACAATGAGCAGTTTACCAGAATCACCAAGACGGGTAACTACATCTCGCTGGAGCCAGAGGAGTTGCTTCTCCCACTCGTGTGCGTTGGATGTCGTAACAACGTCATCAAGGATAATGAGGTTTGAGCGTGCTCCTGTAATTTGTCCACCAATACCAAGGGCTTGTACTGTCGGGTCTTTCTCCGTCGAGTCGCGGCTGAGGTAAATCCTATCAGCCTTCCAAGTATCGGCATCTTCTTTCCATCCCCCACTGCTGCCATAGACAGCCTGTAGTTTTGACCAACGCTCGTGGCTCAACCGCTGCTTGATGGAGTAGAGATACTCTTTAGCGCGTTCTTGAGTCTTAGAGACAATCGTAATCTTGATATTCGGGTCCATCGCAATTCGATAGACGCAGTAGTTAACTGTGATGACTGTTGACTTGGCGTGTTCAGGGGGTACATTGACCAGCAATCTCTTAGGGCTGGCTGGCTCATAAGTCATCGAAGGGTGTAGGTAGGACGGCTCGCGCCCCTCAAGGACATCTATCCAGGACCTGTGATGGGGGAAGATAGGGGAGTCTAAGAACTCAGAGGAGAACTCCTCGAAACCTATCTTAAACTTTGCATCCCCCGTGACAATGCTGAGGGTGCGCTCGCCTTCTGTTCTGGCTGCTTCCAAATCACGCATGAACTTGGCATCTTTGCGCCAGTCTTTCATCACGTCAGGCTTCCTGCCAGAGCGAGCAATCGCATCCTGGAGGTCTAACCCTTGACGGACAAAATCTAATACCTTGGCTTTAGCCTCTCGGAGTTTAGCCACATTATGGTGCTCTTGACCACCCTTAGCAGCCATATAAAACCTCCGTAATAAAATCCCCCTTCGCTCAGCGCCTCTAGGCGCTTCGCTACCCCCTTGCGAGGCAGCCCCATAGGCTGCCGAGCGGGAAGGATAAACTCACTAGGGACTTCCGTTCGTTTATCCTTACATATATACTAACCCGTTCAAATACCAAAAACGAACGCTTTGTTATCAAATTGTTATAAATATAGGTACAATACGGACATTTGTATGCCCAAATACTGGAAAAATATTATTGACGGAGAGTGTATACCAACGGCTCCGCCGTTTAAAGCATTGGGGTCGCGCTAGCGACTCGAAAGGCTTTTTGCTTTCCGATAGGTAGGGCTCTGTGGAGTAGGACCATCGGAGTGGCGAGCGAGCGAAGCGAGCGAGCGCGTTTTTAATACCGATTCCACCGATTAACTAGGCGGTTTGTGTTGGGCGGTAGTCTGCGCAGGGGTTGAGCCTGAGCGTGAGCCTGTACGATTTTCGTACACTTGGCGCGTTGATTTGACCTTCTAGGGAGATGAGAGTAAACTGGGCTTTGCCCAGACAGGGTGAAATAACTAGATAAAGGATAAAGAAATGGCTAAGAATAAAGAAACTGCTCCAAAGGCTTCACATGATGTTAATGATGAATTAGTGCGCGAGTTGTCCGCTTCCTTCAATGTTAACCTTGAGAAGGCTTGGTGGGTCAAGGCTCGCAAAATGGTTGAAGGTGGCGCGATTTCGGTACGCGGTCTGAAGGCTACGATTAAGAAGGTTGAAGACACTTTCGGTAATGCTCCAACTCTGCGCTCTACTTGGTCGCAGTACTTCTCTGACGCTTTTCAGGTTGAAGACTTGGAAGGTGGAAAGGCGCAAAGTCTGAAGGCGATTTTGAATCTTACGATTCAAGCGACCCGCAAGGCTGGCGGTCGTGAGGGATTTGCGGAGATTCTTGAGGGCTCAAAGTCTTTCGCTGAGTTCGCAAAGAAGGTTGAGAAAATGCCAAAGAAGGAAAGCAACTCAAGTGATGAGCCAAGCGTGGCTGACTTAAAAGCGGCTATGGCTCACGCTGACGGCGTGATTTTGCTGGCGCTAACTGCGCTCCGCGCTCTTTCGGGAGATGAGGCTCTAATCCGTGATTTCTCAAAGGCTGAGGAATTGGCAAAAGTCTTGAAGGCGATTACTGCCAACTCTCGCGCGGTTGCGGTTGCTCATCCTGTAAACGCATAACACCTAGCACGCTGAGCGCCTACCCTTTCGGGGGTGGGCGCTTCGTGCTGTCTGCGTACGATTCTCGTACGCGCCAAAAAAATAGCTATTTTTCAGCGCGAAAAATTTGTGTTGAGAAAAGTTTGTGCCGAAGGCTCCGTTTGTGTTGGTTTGTGTAGGAGAGTTTGTGTCGGAAGGTTTGTGTCGGGTGAGTTTGTGTCGGGGTGGGTGATAGATATAGCCGTGTTGCGGTGTATGAGAATCGTACGGCACTCATCATCACACCAATACCTAGCCGAAAGGTTTGTGTCGGTGGTGGTATAGAGATAGCCGAGTTGCCTATAATTCCAACCATTGGGGCTTGACTTAGCCACCCCATAATGGGATAATAGTGCTACCGCAGGTCCAAACTGCGGTGGGTGGGCTATGCGTACCTTTATCCGCCTAGCCCACTCTACCCCTGTACGATAATCGTACAGGTAAGACCCTAGTTAGAAAGGTAAGACAATGACTCAAGACGAGTTAATCAGTAAGTTAGTAGCACAGCGTCAAGCAGGACTTATTACCGAAGATGAGTTTTGGTCTGAGGTCAGAGAAGCCCACCTGATGAGTATGGTTGGCATAAACGAAGGGATAGCGCGATAATGTATCTAACTCAATATGATGTATTCGCAATAATCATAGCGTTGCTAGGTTTGATGTTTCTTGTATTCACAACCTTCCGCGCTAACGCTCGACTAACACGCCAGCGTGATGAGTGGCGAGAACAAGCCATAGAACTATACAACGAAGTTAAACTGTACGAGAATCGTACAGAAAGGATATAAAATGCCAAGCACCGCTTCGGTAGCATTACTTGGAACAGGGGTCTGCCCCTACTGCCGTGAGCCTAGTGTCCTATACACTCACTCGCTAGCACACACTATGCCTTTGGTTCATTGGACAGGTGAAACAGCCAAAAGGCACTACGCTGGTTGCTCATCTTGTGAGCGCGCCAATATCAGAAATAGTTTTCGCTATGGTTCTGTACCAGAAGAAATGACGGCTGAACTAGATATGATATCGGAACAGTTGCTTACCCTTATTCCGTATCAGACACCAGAGTGCGAATCCTGCCAGCGACCTTTGCTCGACAGTTCCAGTTTGGACTATACGCTGGAGCCTTATACAGAACTTAGGTATTTGGCTACACAGGCTCAGGCATCTCTTGATGATGAGCGTACGATTATCGTACACCGCCGTTGTAGTCATACAACCAGTTGTTGCGATAGAGTGCTTAGCAATTCATCACGCGAACGATTTTTCTTAATATACAACAGAGAGTCTAGCCTATGCCAGCAATGTCTTACATCGGAAATGAAAGAGAGAGGACATAACTTCGAAGATGATTACTTCTTGTGTAATGGTTGCGACATCTATTGCCACAACCAAGAAAGACATCACTTCCATAGTAGGCGATACTGTGAAAGTTGCTACAACAACAATGTTAGTTGGTGTAATGAGTGTGAAGTTGATTACTGGTCAGACGATTATCACAACTGTAATCAAAATGACGAATCACTTATCCTTGACTACTCCGACAAGCCACGCCCGATATTCTACGGAAAGAACTATAACCCGAAAGAGCGTCTATTTTTCGGGCTGGAACTCGAAGTCGAATCAATCAGAGGAGATAGAGAGGAAAATGCTGGTATCGTGAAAGAATTGCTAGGCGATAGGGTATATCTCAAAGAAGATGGCTCGCTTAACAATGGCTTTGAGATAGTGTCGCACCCTCACTCACTCGAAGCCTTCCGCAAGGAGTTCAACTGGTCATCTTTCTCGCGCTTACGAAATATCGGTCTGCGCTCTTGGGATACCAGCACTTGCGGTATTCATATCCATGTATCACGCAATGCTTTCGGTCCTGTGTACGAGAATCGTACAGGGGAACCCTATGACCCTTGGGCTGATGATATGACCTATGCTGAGAGGCAGGTATATTACAGAACTAGACAGACACACGAACTCAAGTTCATCAAACTTATCTACGACAATGATAGGCAAGTCTGCCGACTTGCTGGGCGATATAGTGAGGACTATGCCAACTTCGCAGATAAAGGAAGGCTGACTCGCAAGGTCAGGCGTGGTGAAACTAGCGGTGGCAGACACGCTGCCGTCAATACTGAAAATGATAGCACTCTAGAAGTACGCGTATTCAAAGGTTCTTTAGCACCTGAGCGCGTATTAGCGTGTCTAGAGTTCGTACACTCTGCCGTTGAGTACACACGCGACCTCAAGGTTAGTGGGAATACTATTCCACTCAGCACAGGCAAAGTTAAACCCACAGCCTTAACTTGGTTAGCATATTCAAGTTATGTCTATACACACTCAGAGCAATACCCCAACTTAACTTCTCTAATGGTCAGAACCTTTGACCGAGATAACCTAGAGGAATAGTGTACGAGAATCGTACAGAAAGGATATGAACAATGTGTATGCTATGCGTAGTTCCTCCTAATGTTATCCCTGATAAGGATATGCTGGAGAACTCTTGCTTAAATAATCCACACGGATTCGGTTATGCTATCGCTATACCGAAAGAGGGAAGAATACAAGTCTTTACCTCTATGAACGCTGATGAGTGTATTGCTAGGTTTCTATTTGATAGAGCCTTATACCCTGAAGCACACGCTATATTCCACGCTAGATATGCTACTCACGGAGCCAATAATCTAGCCAACTGCCACCCTTTCAAGGTTGTTGATGATAAGACATACCTTGCTCACAATGGTATCTTGCCTATCTTGGAATCTAACAAAGAGGATAGGAGCGATACTCGTATATTCGCTGAGGACTTAATGCCTGCCATTGGCGGTGTTGTAGCCCTAGACAATTCGCAAGTATGGAATATGCTTGAGGATTTTACCAAAGGCTCTAAGGTTGCTTTCTTAACAGTAGACCCAAGAGCAGAGCACGAACTCTATCTATTACACGAAGAGTTGGGACACTACGACAAGAGTGGCGTGTGGTGGTCTAACGATACTTGCTATCTTGACTATGGGTATCCGCACTCTTACAGCAAATATATGTCCCACTACTTACACGACACCAAAGATGTGGAGAAGGGTACTCCTAGTGATGACCCTGATACTTACTTCCTTGAGTGTATGACTTGCGACTCAGTACAAGAGTACTGGGAAGCATTGAAAAAAGGTAATGATTCTTTCTGCGGTACTTGCGGTACTTGCTATGACTGTAATACGCACAGGAGTAGTTGCCTATGCTATCACTACAAGGCGTACGATTATCGTACACCCAAGAAAAATCCTGAAACCGAGATACCAGCGTGGGGGTGGTATTAAAATGATAAATGGTATGCTAGTCAATGGCTTCATAGTACGAGCCAAAGAAGGCAACCTCAGTTATGGCTTGTTCCCAAGTGTGGAGGCGGCAAATGCGTGGGTAGAGATGATGACGATTCCTGTCGTTGTCGAACCTGTGTACGCACCGACTTTTAATCGTGGGTAAGAAGCCGTGGAAGCCTGTACCACCGACTCCTTTCTACTTTAGCAAGCGAGCCGAAATGTTTTCCGCTAGTGCTGATAAGGCGCTAGCGGAGGGCAGAATCATAGATAGTTCTGCCCTGATGCTCAAAGCCATTGAGTATCGTACCCTAGCGGGGCAACTCCCGTTAGAGAAAGAGATAAATGACAACACTATACAACGAAAGGGAGTGCTATAAATGTGGCGTGGCTTTAGTTGTCCCACGCTATGATGATAGTGCTTATTCGTATTGTCAGGCTTGTGCTTTTTCTAAGTTAGGAGTGTACGATTCTCGTACACTTAATGGAGGTAATGATGATAGATAATCATATGCCTGTATTCAAAGAAAAAGCACTATGCGCTGAATATCCAGCAGAGTGGTGGTTCCCGCAGGAAGTCGCGGGAACTTCTACTAAATGGTCGCGTACTCCTGAAGCGATGAAGGCTAGGAAAATCTGCGAAGGTTGCCCTGCCCTTTTGGAGTGCCGAAATTACGCTCTTGCCTACTCAGGTCTTGCTGGCATTTGGGGAGGTATGGACTACCAAGAGCGCAGAGTAATACAGAATACACTCGGTATCACGCCTATCTTTATGATGGACACTTACGATACTAGAGTGCCGAAAGGACCACTAAATGAGGAGGTATCATTTGATTAACAATGATGATGAGTACTTTCCTTATGAAAGCGTAGGAGAACAAGTAGCACTTATATTCTGGATACTTTACGGAGTATCTGGAATCTTTGGACTCTTACTGCTAGTAGCACTATAACCCTAGTGTACGATAATCGTACAGAAAGAAAGTATATGGCAAAATATGGAAATGTCACAGTCGCATTGGCTGGACAAGACGGAAACGCTTTTGCTGTTATGGCAAAGGTATCGGGCGCACTCCGCAAAGGGGGTGCGCCTGAAAACGAGATAGAAGAATATCTCGCTGAATCCACAGAAGGAGATTACGATAATCTCTTACAAACTGCTATGAAATGGGTTAATATAACCTAACTGTACGATAATCGTACACTAAGCCCTTACCGCTTCGGCGGTAGGGGCTTTTTTAATACCTTCACACTCACACCCTTTACAGTATTGGTGTAGTTCTCTAGCCAATAGTTCCTGACCTAGTTCGCGCTTGTGCGCTTCCCACCCGCACGAGGCGCACTTCACGAAAGGTTTGTGTTGGGCTCAGGATAGACCTTGCCGTTTTCTGGGACAGACCTTGCCGTATCCTCATCATCACTAAACAATTGAACAACACCTTCATAAAATGTATCGATTAAGTCAACCATAATATATGTCTTAACTGCAAGGTTGTGAACTGCTTTGGCCAAGTCATCTAATACTTTAATAAACTCTGCATCTTCTTTTTCAATCCAACTCTGGTCCTTCAACTTGCTCTCCAAGGTCTCCAGCATCTCCTTCAATGGAGTCTGTTCCATCTTCGTCCTCCTTATAGTCACGTTCTTTGCGTGGTCTGCTACCACCTAGTATATTTAATAAACTGTTTAAAGCACGGTTGACGCGCATACGCGCGGCATCTTCAGATATCCCTAACTCCTGAGCAAGTGTAGAGT